GTTTGCGTTGGCTAATCGTATGCCTTCGCTAGTAACATATAAGTTACCATTGATTTGGGCTTGACCGACTAATGTACGCTCTGCCGAGGCGAGCAAGATTGCATTAGCATCTATAGAAACATTGGCTAAGTTAATACAGGCGGCTGAAACCCATAAGTCTGAGTCCAGCGACAGCGTTAAGCTATCTAAGCTGCCAAAGTTATCTAGCTGTTCTAATGTCCAAGGTCCACATACCTTACCATCATAAAAACTGTTATCTAACGAATAAGGTACATTTTCTATAGAGCCATAGACATCTAACTGCTCTAGGCTATATGGCATTTAGTCAAGAGTGCAGGTAAGAGCGCCAGCAGTAATCTTAAACTGATCGCCTGTACCAATAGCCTTAGACGAGTTCAATATGGTATGGAACAACAGATTGCCAGAGGTTACATTGTCATGCAGACCGATGTGGCTGATTGTTCCCCAATTGTCGGTGGATTGGCTAAAGGTTACATCTGCGCTATTTGTAGCTACACCGTTTGATGGTGCGTTAAACGATACAGCGATACGAGCGTAAGAGCCGCCAGTACACTCTGTGCCGCTACCAGCATCGGTAGGGTCAGAAGTAAACAAGCCTACAAAGCAGGTTGTTGGGCTGGTATAGCTGGTATTGCGGAGAACTGCGTTTAAGAGTGCGTTCTCTAGGTAATTGCTAAATTCAGACATTTAATGCTCCTTTAGGAAACGATCATTCGTAACGGCACTCCAGCGTACTCTGAGCCTTCGTCTGCTACATTTATGTTATTGATAGAACGGTCATACAAACTAGCCCAGACTTGTAGACGGGCATCATTCATAAGGTAAGGCTCGGCTTCTGCTAAAGCGCCATACAGCAAGGCATCAGCACAGTTGGCTAGGAATACATTGCTTGCAACGCTATCTGACAGGTAATCAGGTTTTGCGTAGTAAAGCATCTTTAGCGTATAAGCAGAATCAGGTACAGGCGCAAACTGAAACTCGCTTGCCAATACGGTGTAATTAACTGGTACTCCGCTATCTACTGAGCGAGAGTTGCGGAAGAAAGACGATGGTGACATATACTCCAGCGTAAAGACTGGGTTTCCAGATATGTGTATATCCCGAATTTGCAAGAAGTCAGCAGGCAAAGAAACTGTTGCATCGCCACCGGTTGTAGGGGCGGTTACTACCTTCAGCATTTGACGGATGCGTAACTCACGGCGTAGGCGATCTTCTGCCAAGCGAATAAAGTCCGGAATCTGGGTCGTTAAATCTGACCTACCTAAGTAACTAGCTACCGTTGTCTTTAGGTCGTTGTACGATGAGAGAGGCATTTTCTATATCTTTCCACCCGAATGAACGAGTGCCTATGTGTCCTATTTGTCGAGATGTATCGTGATCCACATATACATCGTACCCTGTGTCGTGACACTTAACGCAGAAGTGAATATCCTCACCTATGATTGCGCCGTGATCGCTCCACATTACATTAAACCAAGGGCGAGATACTTTTCTAAATACATCTGCCTTGATTACTGTAAGTCCAAATCCTACAGCCGTACACTTCTCAATGCCGTTATTGTTTAACGAATCAATCGGAATCCAGCTATGCTCTTCTGCGTTCTTTATTTCTAAGTTTAATGCTGTAGGCTTGATTGGCTCTCTGCGTGTTGTCGCATTGACACCAACAATATCTACATTGTGTTTTAACATCTCATACAGCGTGTCTTTAGGGAATCTCATGTCAGAATCTACCCACATTAGGTAATCTGCGCCCCATTTCAAGGCTTCTTCAGCCAATCGTTCACGCTGGGTAAAGATCAGCGTACCCTGCATTTGCAGTAGCTCAATCTCTACTTTTCCTAGTAATGCTTCGTATTGCACTAATTTAGCTAGGTCAAAGCAAAAGCCTGACATCAGTTCATCCCTACATGGGACACATATTGCTACCTTAGTTTTCTTAGCCACTATACCCGCCCTGGTCTTGTTCGAAAGAAGCGATTGTCTGGGTCATTTAGGAAAGCCCTAAATTCCTTCTCGTTTATTACGGCAAATCCACGCATAATGCCCTTGCGGTTAAGGGTATCAATAATCGTAAATGGCAAACTAGCAATCTTGGTAAGATCGCCCCATTTATCATGCACAGAACCAGCGTTATATAGCGCTTTGTTCTGTTCTACAATCTCGGTAACATCTTGGCTCGTTCTAATGATTAAGCCGCCTTCACCGTCATCAGCCGCTACCGATACCTTTTTAGCTGACTGGTCTGCTTGCAGTAGTCTTTTCACAGGATACCTATAGAAATAGAGGCGAGTTTCCCCGCCCCTATTCTACATCAATTACAGTGCAAAGTTCAAGTCTGCTGCGATACCATGAGCAGCTTCGTTACGCATTTCCAAGGTCAACTCAGCAATTAACTGGGTTTTCTCAGAGTCGCCAGTCTTAGCCAACTCAATGGTTTGGAATGGGCGCAAGTAAGCCAATGCTGCATACTCAGGATCAACTACGATTGCGTCACGGGTGCGCATGAAGCGATCTGGAACAACCGAGATTGAGCCAAAGTCGCTCAAATACACATCAGCAGCGCCGATGATCGTTGTTGGAGCATCGCTAGGAGCTTGATAACGCTGCTCTGCAATACCTGTGAAGCTAGATACTTTCTGCTTGCCGATTGGCGAAACATACAGAACCTTAGGATTGCCACCGTTAATGTACGCCTCACGGATAATCTCTTTCAAGATTGTTTCTGTGAATGTACGGGTGCTTCCGTCAGTACGGGTAGAAGTACCAGCAGTTGCAGGATCAGCGCCAGAAGTAGCATCAAAGCTGGTGTTGGACTTGAGCCATGAAAGCATAGTACCCATCTTGCGAGCAGTTGAGCTTGAACCAGCCGTTTTGCCTTGGTTAGCAAAAAGGATAGTTTCAATATCACGCTTGATTTCAGACGATGCTTTAGCCAATTCATAGGCTTTCTGAGATTTGCGACCTGCTTTGTCTACGGCTTCCAAAGTACCTGATACCTGGATTGTCTTACCAACGATCTGGGTATAGTTACCAATACGGAATGTAGGTGAAGCAGTTGTAGCTACAGCATCGTCTCCTTCGACTAAGGCATTTGCTGTGGTTGCGGCAGCAAGCGAGTCCGTTTGCCACTCATGATAAACGGCAGTTGCTTTGCTTTTAGCAATCGTACTCATTAAAGGCGTGTCTGTTGGGCTCAAGTCATAAATCATATCGGACAAGTCCTCACGCAAACCACCACGGGTTGAACTTGTGTCGTGTACTGTATATGTACCGATTGGTGCAGTCATTTAATTCTCCTTAAACAAATTTTTCAAATAATTTAGCAGCGTCAGAAACTTTTCCTGACTTTCTAAACTGCTGTTTTAACTTCTTAGTTTGCTCTGACTCTAAACTGCCTTGCGGTCTTGATGTCCCTGATTTCAGCATCTTAGGCGCTTGTGCTACTTGTTTGGTAACAGCACCTTTGTTGCTCATCAGTTTGTCATACTGCATTGCTTTATACAAAGTCAGAACAGCACGAGAGTCATAGACTTGTGCCAGTTCATTGGCTTGAAAGCCGATACTCTCAGCATACTTGCGTATATTGGTTCGTACCTGCTCGCCCTTCTCAGGATCAGCATAATCGGGTAGGACAGTCTTTAGCTTATCAGCCTCAGAAGCTACTACACGCTGTAATTGCTCGGCATTTTCAGATTGTTGCATTTGTGCAATTCTGTGCTGCTCGGCTCTGATAGCGTATAACTGCTTTTCTCTTTCCGACTTTTCTGCAACCCTTACGGCATAGCCGATTGGGTCTACTTCCTTTAGGGCTTCCAAGTCCTCGCTTGGCGTTTGCGATTTAAGCGCTTGCTCAATGATCTGCAACCGTTGTGCGTAGGTGTCCCGTAGTTGTTTTGCTTGCTCTACCGCAATGTACTCAGCTTCTACAGCCTTTCGTTGCTCTGCAAGTTTTTGGGTTTTTTTAGTATAGTCAGCTTCTCTTTGGTAGCCTTTAACAAGTTCATCCTGCGTAACCTCGTACTCCTGTCCTTCTACTTTGACACGGTACTTTGGTTGCTCTTGTTCCTGTTCTTGCTCCTCTGAGTCATCCGAATCATACGATTCCTCGTATTCTTCTTCTGCTTGGGCTTCCATTGCCTGTTCTGGCTGCTCATTAGTTTGCTCTTGCGAGGCTTCTGACGCATCCATCATAGACAAAAATCCACTTGCAGCTTGATCTACTGTAAGCGATTCATTCCCTGACGGGGTGATGTTTTCACTCATGTTCTTCCCTAATTGTTCCTGATACTGTCAGGTGCAGTTCTTAGCAAGTGCTAAAGAATCTTCCAGCGTTTACTATCAATCTTGTCCGTTTGGGCCAAAGACTGAAAGTGCGCTCTAATTGCTTTCACGGCTCGTTGCATACGATATGCTTCTTCCCGTTCATCTATTTCGTGTGGTGCTGAGTTCACGATAATGTCTATTTGTGATTGCTCAATCAAGTCCATTTCTTCGTTAAAGAATGTGTCTAACAGCAATCCTCTAGCTCGTTGATCTTTCAATTCTTATCCTTGGTTGCGAGCAGCATCAGCCGCAACTTTAGCAGCAGTAGCAGCATTAATAGCGTCTAACTGCGCTTGCAGATCAGCGATTGCAGTGCTTTGTACTTGTGTAAACGGATTTAGCGTAGATGTTGCGCCGCCTACATTTACATTGGGATTATTGTATGTAGAGTAGATTGGCGTTCCATCAGGGTTATAGCCTGTAATAAAGCCGCCAGTTGTTACACCTGCTGGCTGGAAAGCGCCTGGGCGATACTGTTGGAAATCAATGTTTACGGGCGGTGCGCCAAAATTAAACCGAGTAGGCAACTGAGCCTGTGGTATATAACCAGCTACACCGCTACGGAAGGTTGTGCCTTCTGTGCCGAATGGAGTAAAGCCTGGTTGCAGACCAGCCTCAGAGTAATACTGCCCTGTTTGTGGCGTTTGCAAGGCGTTCTCTGTGCCAAACTGACCTGAGATTGATTGCAACAATGAATTAACACGCTCGTTAAAGTTTGTTGGCGTTACCACATCTTGCTGACGCATCATTGTGTCGTAGCCTTGATAGGCTTCTGGTCCAAACGGAAAGTCTAATCCAGCAGCCTTATAAGCATCAGCCAAAGCCATATTGTTTTGATAGTAGCCAGGGTCTTGTGCCGACAATACTGCTTGCCGTTGTGCCGCCTCTGCTTGTGCAGCCTGTAGGCTTACATCTTCGCCTGTTTGCTGACCGTAGATTGCATCAATAACTACTTGGGCTTGTGGTGTAGCAAATATATTACGAACCTGATCCATGTTAGTGGCATTAGTTAAGCCGCTTACGATAGAGTTATAACCTGCTTGATTTAGAGCGCCACTATCTAATGCTCTTTGTAGAGTTGCATTTACTACTGGATTGCTTAATACATCTTGTCCTGGTGTCGCTGAGTATGTGCCACCACCGTACTGGCTAATAAACTGCTGCTGAGTAATTGGGTTTACAAATTGCGCCCGTCTATCACCAATGGTTGATACATTGACTGCATCTTGTGGCAAGTTATAAATGCTTTGTGTTGCATAGCGACCAGCATACGGATCAGCCTCTAATGCTGCTAATTCCATATTGGTAAAGCCGCCACTAATACCACGCTGTACCTGCTCTGCTACTGCCGCATTGCTTACTAAATCTTTTACTTGTTTAGCGCTTAAACCCTGATCTTGCGCTGCTGACTGCCAGTATTGGTAGCCTTGTTGCTCTGGGTTTCTTGCCAAGTTCTCACGATAAGCAGAAGTAATAGCCTGTGTTAGCAGGTTTTGACCCTCTAGCGATTGCGCCATTTCTTTAGCAACCTGCGCTTCTGTAGCACCACTAGCTAAACGACCAGCAAAGTATTCTGCGCCGCCTACATCAGCCTCACGACCTAACTGCTGCTGATATAACTGAGCTACTAATTGTTCTATAGCTGTTGCCATTATCCTGGGATCTCCACATTAGATGCTATGCCAGCGCCAACCTTGGCGGCTTTTAATTGGGCTTCTACTTCAAACTCGGCTTTCTTTAGCTCTAACTGAGCAGCAGCCTTTTCACGCTCTAACTGTATCTCTGCGCCAGCTTTCTCTCTAGCCAACTGAATGTCAGCCAATGCTTTCTGACGGTTAGCCTCAATGTCAGCCATGAGCTTCTGTTGTGCCATCTGCATCTGTGCCTGTGACTGAGCGATCATTGCCTCGATTGCTGGGTCTTGCTGTTGCTGTTGTGGCGGGGGGTTAGACAATGCCTGATCTTGCTCTGGAGTGATCTCCTTGAAGAACTCGGACACATCCTTAAACCCTGCTGCCTCAATAAACTTACCCATTGTTGTACGGTATTGACCGATAGAAACCATTGGGTTTGCTGGACCATACTGCTGAATAATCTGCTCTTGTTTAGCCATAACCATCTGCAACATAGCCATCTGTTCTTGTTTATTGCCAGTTCCAAGACCTACTGAGATAGACAGGTCGTACTGGTTAGACCATGTACGAGGGTCGATTGGTACATATTTGCCCCGTAAACGGATCATGCGGGGTTTATCTTGGTACTTGGTGACTAGGTGCAAGATGCCTTGGAAAAGGCTCTTAACGCCTGTTTCTGCAAAGATACGGGCTATCAGTTCAATCTTGCCTGACGATGCGCTTTGTGTCGCTGCAATAGCGGTTGCGGTAACATTCTGCAAGATGTCAGGGTTTAATCCCTGCTGCATATCGCTAATGCCTGTGCGCTTAGACTGGATGCCGTCTAGGTACTCTAGCATGGGAAACGCTTGATTAGCTACAGGCGATACATTGATCGGCACGATAGCGTTTGCGTTCTTCATGCGAATTACTCCACCAGGAGCAACGCTTAACATATCGTCTAAGTTGACCTGACCTTCTACTACGCCAGTACGAGCATTGTTTGTTAAGTACAGGTTGTCAAGAATCTGACGGGTAATCGTAGACTTAATTAGCTGGATGTCCATTGCACGATCAGCAAGCGAGTTGCCAAAGAACTTGTGCGGGATAGGAATTGGGCAGAGAGAGTGGAACGGTACGAGGTCAATCTCCTCATCCGACAGAATCTCATTGCCAGCATAGACTACCTTACGCAATTCAGCGATACCATCGTCATCCATATCGGCACGGAGATAGCACTCAAATACTTCTACTTCTTCCATCGAAATATCCATTGACTGATTGTCTGGCGTTTCCGACTGGTCAAAGCGAGCAATGCGCTCTTCCGAGAACTCTAAGTCTGTGTTGGTAGGCAGGGTAGCAATGGTTTCTGCATCAAAACCCATCGCCGTTAGCTCTGAGCGAGTCACCAGTCTACGGTGTGCCACAAAAGGAGCAGTTTCTATATCTTTTGCTCTTTTGGAGATTAGGAACTCCTCTGGTGGCACATTCTCTACAACGACACCGCCGCTTGTGCTTTTCTTGCTTACCTTAACGCTATGGCTACGCAGAACGACAGGCATACCCATTGGGTCAATGCCGGCGACTTCTTCCGTTGTGTCCTGTTCTACTACTTCCCTTGTGCCATCAGACATTAACAATACGAGTTCATCGTCTGTTAGGTTCTGATACTCCTCTTTCGTTACTTCAATCTTGGTGTCCCAATAGGCTTTTACAATGCCTGTCTTTTGTAACAGAGAATCTTTAAACCAGTTATGTAGAACTAAGAAGCCATCGTTATCCCGATAGAATACCCAGTTCACATACTCTGTAGCTTGCTTTGCGCCTTCTTCATCGCCTGGACCTTTAGGCTCAAACCGTACAATATCTTCGCTTGCAGTAAATACACGGACTAATTGTGGCAATGCACCATCAATTACTTCTGCAACTTCGCCTGTAACGATCTGTGAGCGACCTTCGATCTCATTCCCATAAGGTCTACGCAAGTAATAGTCCAGCGCCTTCCTACGGTCATCAATCGTATCTGTCATCAAGAAACCGATAGAGTTGTCGATTTCCGAGTCAATCAGATTTTTAAGTTTCAGTTGATCCATTTATATAATCCATTTGGTGTTTTGTTTTAAGGGCTTGTTCCAGTTATTAGGCTGTTCATCTAAGCCCACAGCTACATAGCGCCAAGCATCGGCAGCGTGAGAATGTTGATCGTGTAATGGTTTCTCGCTAAACATCTTAGTGTCAGGGTCTACAGCGTACCGATAGTGCCGTAAAGCCTGTAATCCTTCTGCACAACGGGTCTGGTCAAAGAAGCACCGATTCATCAGCATCCTAGCTGAGTTGATTCCGTCTGCAATCGAGAGCTTTGGAGTGATCCTTACGGGCAACCCCATGCCTTCGATAATCTCTTTTGTGCTTCTGCCAGTCATGTTCTTATGCTCTGCGTCATGCGGCAGCCAATG